TTTCAGGATCAATGTTTCCACAACGTTCATTACTGACGCCAATATCCCTCACAATGCTCTTCCAGGATTGGAATTGAGGGTGACGGATACCAGCAGTGTGGCAACGGGAGACACTGCAATTGTAGAGTCCTTCGAAAGAGGTGGCGAGGAGCCCGCAGTTGGCGACTTGTACTACACCACTTATATTTACACGAAGCAGGATTTCACAACCTCTTTCTTCACGAAGATTTCCGCAGTGGAATCCTCTTACGGACCAGTCAGCACAGACTCCCCACTGTCCCTGGCATCCTATCTGTGCATCCTGAACGGTGCCATCTTGATTGGAGCTAAGCAGGTACAGAAGGCGACAGGCGAGACAAAGGCTAGCTTGGTCTCCTACAGGGACGCCATCGATGAGTTGGAAGGTGTCCTTCCAGGTCAAGCAGTCCCTGACATCATTACTCCATTGAGGGGTGATAGTACTGATTTGTACACATATCTCAAGAACTCTGATGTCAAGATGTCTGGGATCAGGTACCGGTCAGAGAGAACTTCTATCATAGGGCTCTCTGCGGGATCCAACCCAGAGGCAGTAAAAGCCCTGGCCAGAACCCTTGGGCACACCAGGATGAGAGTGGTTTACCCGGACGTAGCAACAATCACCCTCACTGACGCTGTTGGGACCAGCAAAGAATCCTTGGTGGATGGTCCCATGATGGCCGCTGGGTTGATTGGGTCGATCACATCCCCCAATGTGGATGTGGCTACTCCATGGACAGGACGGAATTTGGTTGGGTTCACCCAGCTAGGCAGAAATCTGGATGCAGTAGAGCAGAACCAAGTGGCCACAGCTGGTGTGACCGTGTTGGAGGGGCGCTACCCCTTCTTGCGGGTACGTCATGGACTGACCACAGATATGACCAACATCCTGACCAAGACACCTACCATCATCCCGATTGCGGATGAGGTTCAAAGGCAATCCAGGAACACCCTGGAGGCGTTCATTGGGATCAAGTTCCTGTCCGGCATCTTGGGTCAGGTAGAGGGTCGGTTGGCGATGATGCTCAAGGGCATGGTCAAGAACCAGATCATCACAGCATACACTGGGGTCAAAGCCAGCGTGGCAGTGGATGACCCAACAGTTGGCGAAGTCGAGGCATACTACAGCCCGGTGTTCCCACTTCTCTACCTCATTTTGACCTTCCATCTCAGGTCCAGTCTGTAATCTTGGACCCTTAGAGGAAAACAAAAAGCCCTCCCAAGTCGGGAGGGCTTTTTTATTGGGCATAGGAGCCTCTACTTGTCATCCTCATCTTTGTTCAGCTTGCTGAGGAATCTGTTCAGTTGGGGTGGGGGAGCATCTGGGGTGAAAAAACTCTGTGGTGTCGGTTGGGTAGTAGGAGTCTTTTGAGGCTCAGGAGTCTTTTGGCCTAATCTAGCCAGATCCATTTTGCGTTGTAGGTCGCAGAGATTGGAAAGTCTTTCAGCGACATTCTTTTTCATCTGCTCTGCTATTTCAGTCTCATTTTCCAGGCTTCTCTCCTCTTTAGCATATTCTCTTTTCAGTCTGGAGAGTTCTAGTTCCCGCTCTTCGGCTTGTTTCTTTTCAGCCTCTTTCTCTAGGATCAAAGCAGCTTGCTTCCCTTCAGCTTTTCTCTCTAGGCTCTTAGTAAGTGCCTCCATGCCTGCCAGGAAAATCCACACAAAATCTTTGGAGAGAATAGGATTTTTGGTTTCCAATATATCCTCTGTCCTTCTAATGCGGAGGATCTTTTTTTGGAGGCTCGCCATGTCTTTCCTCGAAAAGATAAATGCCCCATCCCCTACTTTTAGTTGATCAGGAGCATCCATCTTCATTGGAACGGGAGACACAGGAGCGACAACCTTCACTGGGGTGGCAGCCTTCACTGGGGTGATATCCATCACAGGAGCAACAACCTTCACTGGGGTAGTATCCACCACTGGGGTAGTATCCACCACTGGAGAGAGGTCTTCTACAGAAACCATTGCTCTTGCCACAGGGGTGGGCGGGGCTTTGATCATGGGTTCTGTGATTTTTTCCATGAATTCAATGGTAGTTGGGTTGTTCCAAAGGATCTTTACTTTTATTTCCTTCCCTCTCTCATTCTCATTTCTTGCAATCTTAAGTTTTCTCAGTGCCTTAAAAGCTTTCCTCATTCTTTGTTGGCGGAAAAGGCGGCTGTCCAGACCCGGACCCAAAGTTATAGTAGGGTCAAGAAACTCTCTAAATTTCTTGAGGCTTATGTTATTTTCTTTCATGGTTGCGAAAATATTCAGCATGACCTGGGCTCTCCAGGGGAACTTAATTTGTATCCTTTTGCCCTCCTCATCCATCTCTGGGCCATCCCAAAACTCTGGGTAATGCATTTTGAAAATAGGGGGGGTCTCATATAGGAGCTTATAGTATTCCGTGGCTTTGTCTGAGGGTTTATAGGTAGAGAAATGTCCCATTCTATTGAGTTCTGTGTAACTTTCCGTTTTGATGCTCTCCAGTTGACCCTCTTTTGATAGGTGGCCTGCAAATCTACCCATATCAGCAAAAAAGTCCTGTGTATCTTGAACATCATGGTACTTGCCACCCCAGGCAAGGCTTTCTGCCCGTAAGTAGTCGAAAAGTTCTCTATATGAAACGGGTCTTCCAGTTTTTTGGTGGATTTTTACATATCCCATCAGGAGAGTCAGATGGATCTTATGGAAGTCTCCTTTGCCTGAGGACACTTTCACTTCGTTTTTCTTTTGCATGTCTTTTCTTTCTTGCTTAGGGGCTTTAGGGGTTGGGTTTTCTGGGGGGCTCTGATCAGAGGGCTTTTCAGTATCCTTTTCGGGGTCTGTGAGAGGTTGAATGGATCCTATGAGGGAAGAATCCTCGGGCTCTAAATCCTCGGGTTCAAAGCCATCCCCCAAATCATACATACCCTCTTTCTCATACATTGAGTGGGGAGGGTCCGGCCCAATGACCTCATCTAGAATTTTTGAGAAACTCTTGTTATCACTCATTTGATTATCCTTCAGTTGCGAAAAAGTCTTACTATTCCCTTTACTCCATTTTTTCGATTTTTGCAAAAACTTTTTCTGTTCCTATGGAGAAATATTTTTGGTTTTTCTTGACACTGGCTGAAACTGTCATATACTGTTGTTTACTGGAGGTCTCACTATGAAGTATTCAATTTCTGAACTGAGCAAAGAATCTGGGGTCACTGCCCGAACCATCCGCTATTACATCTCATTGAGTCTCCTTCAACCCCCAAGGGGGACCAGTAAGGATTCTTGGTATGAAGATGAGCACAAGGATCGTTTGGCACAAATTAAAGAATTGAAAGAAAAAACCTTGACCCTTCAGGAAATTAGGTTTTATCTGAATGGGGGAGATCCAGACGAGCTATCACAAGTTCAACTACCTTTTCAGCTCAAGGGTGATTTTTGGGAAGAAATAAGTGTCAGTCCAGATTTGAAAGTTTGTTTCCGTGCTGGGACCTCTGATGAAAAAAAGAAGAGAGTCTAGACGCCATCCAACAGGAGAAGAAGAATGTCAGTTAATTACATGCATGTGTATCCCCCACCCACCTATGGCCCCCTCCCAACCCCCTACCCTGGAGGCCCCTGGCTTACAGATGCGGTGACAAAAAAAGAGGTGCCCATGGCAATGCAGCACCTACATTTGGCAGGGAGGGTGACTCCAGCAGGAGGTTTGATGCAGGTGACTCATACCTTCAAATGTGAGGGGGAGATGCCTCTTGAGGTTCTCTACTCTTTTGCTCTTCCCCGGACGGGAGCCCTTCGGAGGTTTCATATCAAAGGTTCTGGGTTTGATGTGAAATCAGAGCTGAAACTAAAAGAAAAGGCACGGGAGACTTATGAGAAGGGAATCGAGGACGGCCATCTGTCCGCTTTGGCTGAGACCTATTCCGATGGGGTCATGACCTTGACATTGGGTCAGTTATCCCCAGGAGAAGAGGTCAAGGTGGTCTTGGAGATCTTCTGTGGGGTGGATGCTCAAGATTCTTCCTTCAGGTTCAGGTTCCCCTTCACCCTGGCTCCCTCTTACCACAAGAGTGCCAAAGCATCCTGCTCAACCATTGAACTTCCAGAGGAGGTTTTTGGGGATCTGATCTTGCCGGAATGGAAAACAGGTGAAAAAGGACTCCATGCTATATCCTTCAAAATCCATGTGGACTCAGGAGTCCCCCTGGCTTCTGTGGGGTCTCCTTCTCACAGGGTGGAGGTGAACATTGGAGATGACGGGAAATCAGCAGAGGTGGTTTTGGCAGGGGCATCAGATCTTCCCAATCGGGATCTCGTTCTTGAGGTGAGAGGGAAGACTGAGAAGCCTATTCTGTTTGCGGACAAGAGCTTTCTCAAGGGGAAGGCAGCAAAGAAAGGAGGGAAGACCCCTCCAAAGGCTCCTCGTTGGTCAGCTATCATTCCGTCTTCCATGATCCCTAAGGGTGAGGAAAAACCTCGGAGAGTCATTTTCGTACTAGACAGATCTGGCTCTATGGGCGGCAAGCCTATCGAGAGTGCTAAGTTGGCTCTTTCTGTGTGTCTCTCTGCCTTGGGTCCCAAGGATGAGTTTGGTATTGTGGCCTTTGATACTCTAATTGAGGAACTGTCCTCTGTGCTTTTGAAGGCTACCAAAAACAATCGGAAGAAAGCAGTAGACTTCCTCGCCAATATAGGGGCGCGGGGAGGGACAGACCTGGATGACGGTTTGGCAGCAGCAGAGAAAATCCTGAAGAGGAAAAAAGGTGAAATTTTCTTGCTGACTGACGGCCAAGTCTGGGAGACCGGGCCTATCATGGAGAGGGTGCGGAAAACGGAGATCATAGTTCATGTGATGGGCATTGGCATAGCCTCTCAAGACCGGTTCCTGGCCCAATTGGCTCGTAAGACAGGTGGGATTCAGAGAATGGTAGGGTCTTCTGAGGATGTGGGTTTTGAGGCCACCAAAATGTTCAATGCCATTAAATTCCCAGTCAGAGAGGGAGTGAGTGCCAGAATTCGGAAAAAGAGTGGGCTCTCTTCTCAGATTTCCCAGGTAGGGACCATTTGGGGAGGCAAGGCTGTGATTGTGACCGACAAGGGGGGTTTGAGAGCAATTCCTACTGGGATCAAGTTCTCTTGGTCCGGGGGCTCCATTGATGTACCAATCTCAAAGATTTCAAAGACCCCAGATGGTCTGATTGCTCTTTTATGGGCAGGAAGAGAGATTGAGGACTTGGAATCTGCTTTGGACTATGAGAGCGAGGAAGAGAGCAAAGAGGAAATCCGGGAAACTCTTCAAGGTGTTTCTATGGCTTTCGGGCTGGCCAGTAAAGAGGCATCTCATTGTGCTGTGGTGAAGAGGAAGGGAGATGAGGGGAAAAAGATGAAGCAAGTAGTGGCCCCTGTTGGTATGCCAGAAGGAATGCAGCAGGCTTTTTCCCAGCCAGTAGTGGTCAACCATGTAAGGGCAATGATGGGGGGCTCCGGGATGAAGCATGCAGTCAGGGGCCAGAGCATGATGAGATCCTTTAGTGGGGTTGGTGACCCCACTAATTTTGCTGTCTCCTGTAGCACCCAGTCTCTTTCAGGGGGCTCTTACGGATTCGTGGGGAAAGTCCCAGGTTTGACTGCAATAAATCCAGATTGGGATTCTCTGTGTCTCGGGGGGTCTGACCACGGAGCCCCCCTCACAGAGAAGATCACTTTTGTGAAAGGGGATTCCTTTTTGGCGGATCTTCTGAAGCTGGAGGATGATGGGAGTGCTTTTGGTTTTGCTGCTTGGGGCACTTTCATTGAATTTCTCGCTACAGCTCTCTTGGCTTTGAGGTCCCTCCAAAAAGAAGAGGAAGAAAAAGCCTATGACGGGCAAAGAAAAAGAATGGCTTCTTTCCTAGAAAAAAACATCCCCACCAAAGAAATTGCAAAAAAAGATGCAGACTCTCTAATCCATGCAATCCTCTCAGGGAGAGTATTAGAGGGGGGCTGGGAAGATTGCTGGGAAAAAGTAACAAAAGAACCTCAAGAAATTTGGGGGAAAATTCTTTCCTCACTCCAATAGTTACCCTTTTAGCCTCCATCAATAGGAACAGAACTCCACCGATCCCTTATTTTGGGGTCGGTGGAGTGTCTATATTTCACGTGTAGTAGTGTAGCTACCGTTCCTTTGTTGGAGGCAACATGGCAAACTTAGACAATCATCCTCAGTCCGGTGTCGGTGGTACTTCGTACCTTTATGACTTCGGCACATCCCCAAATACGCGAAGTGCAGTGTCCCAAAAGGTACGCTTAATGACTCCGCATTATGGGGATACCACAGCATTGCACCAAATGGGTGTGGTGTCCTCCTTCGCTCCCTCCCAGAGCAAGACTCTTGAGCCTGTTCGTGGTGTTGGTTTTGGCGACAAGATTGCTGAAATCGTGCCTGGGGTAACAGAGCCCACTCAGGGATCCCTGGAGAGGACTTTGTTATACCTCTGCAACCTCTGGCAGGCTGTGGGTTATGCTGGTGGAGTGGATGGCCCTGTGAGGTCTTTGGCGCATCATAGGTGGCCCTTTGACATTGAGCAGCAGTTGGTATTCTCGACTCTTGCAGATAATGATTTAGGGTATGCTAATGACGGCTATGGGGCTAAATCAGGAAACTTCAATGGTGGGGTCAAATCCATTGAATTCCCCCAGGTTACAAATGATGTACCAAGGGGAGACTACCCAGGCGGGGCACCGGGCTCCATAGGTAGAGGCCACACTGCAATCATCACGATCTATGAAGCCTGTTGGTTCTCTGGCTGGAACACTTCCTATGCCAAGGATGCCGCAGTAATCATGGAAACCGGAGAAGTCCAAGCGTCGGACACTCACGATTTTGCCAGTGTTTACGGTGAGTTCCTGGCTACAGGTAATGATCCTACCATCGGCCAACTGGGTTCAATCCGGTTTGCAGAGAGTGTTGAAAACAACATTGCACAATCTGGTCGTGGTATCGGTGGCGGTGGCCAAACGAGCTTATTTGCTCAGGATGCTCTAAATGTAGCTGTCTAATCTGATTTTCTTGGGTAAGATGAGAGTGACAAAGGTTCTTGAGGAACCTCAATAAATGCCGGAGACAGTCCTGGCAGCCAAAATAGACAGAAAATAGATAGATTTATTTTTCTTGCGCTGTTCTCTCTACTTTGGAGAGTAGAGAATGCACAAATAAGATACAAGCAGAGAACTTTAGTTGTGCTGTCTAACTAGGCTCGCCTGTGGCTGTTTCCCTCAACTCAGATAAGAGGGAAACATGGAAAATTTGACCTTTGATGCATTGGCGAGTGCCCTTGAGCCTCTCCGAAGTGTTGGGCAAGACGAAATCACATTCCAAGTAAAAGGGGTTCCTGTGACAATGCGGGTTGCTCTCCCTGAAGAGGAGAACGACGTGCAGGCGTATGCTTTGGAGGCTATGCCCAGAAAAGAGGAAGAGGACCCGGATCCAGGGGCGGGGAACCGCTATATTGACAGGTTCAAGCTGGCAACCCTTTCTTATGCCATAGTTGGTATTGGGGATGTGGATTTTCGGGGTGTCACTCATGTGGAGACCAATGAAGTTCTGAATAATGGGATGAAAGTCAGGATCTCTCGTCATGAGGCAATGAGACAGATTATTCATCAGTGGACTGGGATTCTGAGGACAAGACTGTTCAAGAAGTACTCAGAATTACTTGTGAAAGTGGAGAGGGATGCTGAGGATGCAATTGAGTATGCTCCCTCTGATTTGGATACCGAGATTGAGCGTATTGAAGAGCGTCTGAATAAGCTCAAAGATGACCGGGAACTCTTGGCAGAACAAAGGGCTTCAGGGGTCTTTGGCGCACAGGTGGATGGGATTGTCAAAGAAGACCAGGGGGATCAAAAAGGACGTGAATCAAATATGGGCAAGATCTTAGTGAATGACCAAAAGGATAAGATCCAACATGAGAATCCTGTTGGGCAGAGTCCCCCTACCCCAATCCCTGAGTATCCACCCCATGAAGACCTCCCAGGAGGCTATGAACCCCCCAGGATTCCAGGTGAGGTGGCAGCTCCAAATAGAGTCCCCCCACCAAAAAGACATCCAAACCTGCCGCCTCTTTCTGACTCATCCTTTGTGGATACTTCAGATTCGGATGCTTTGCAGGCTGAGATGGAAGCTGAGACCCAGAGGTTCCTCACCTTACGCACAGGTGGGGCTGTCCAAGTTCCAGAGTCTGCCTTGAACCAAGTCCATCAGGCTGGAGGCGTCCAAAGGAGACCTCCTCATCTAGGGGACCGTTCACCTACCCATAGGCCAGCAGAGGGGCAACCACCCCCTGTAGTTCATCAAGCTGAGAGTTTTCAGGATGATCCCTTAAAGAGACCCCCTGAAATCTTGGAGAAGCCTTCCGTAAAGGGCGACCTGGGGGATGCTGCTTTCAACTCACAGAGCGCTAAAGGGACTTCAAACCCAAGATTTCAGAAGCCTAAGACATGATAGGGAAAAGGAATGACAGGAGGACCCCCCAGGCAGCTAGCCCATACTACTCTGGAGCAGAGAACTCAGTTTTATGGGGATGCAGAAATTCTGATAGGGATGGGGTTTTTGACTCATTCCTTGAGATTGGGGGGTGTCCAAATCTGTATCCGCAGTCTTTCTCCTGGGGATCTGTTTTTGTTACAGGCCCGTGCTGGCAGTAAGCTAGACAAAACTTGGCAGAATTGGGCAGTAGCTACAGCTGTTTGGATGGTCAACGGGTATAACTTACTGACAGAGAAACACGCTGTCCCTAGAATGTTTGAGATAGTGAAGAATCTTCCTGTCATCCAACAGGAAATCCTTTTCTACCTTGTGTTGGGGCTGTTTAATCGTCAAAATAAGGCTCTGGAGGCAGTAGAACCTTTTTGCTTTGAGACTACCTCTCGATTCAAATGGAAAGCTCTAAAGAATACTTCCTTGTGCGGGATACCAGGGGCAGAGCAACTGGGGCTGAATCACTGTCAGCAGATTTGGAAAGTCCACAATGAAGTTGAGGACATCCGGTTGTATGATGAAACTCAATGGGAAGGTTTTAAGCTAACAGCTTCAGCACAATCCCCTAAAGGGGTGAAAAAAATTGATCAAAGGGACAGAGAGAGGGCTCAAACCGAGACAGCCTTGAGGCAGTCAATAAGGGACAAGTTTTACTATGTCCAATTGGGGATCCTTAAGCGAGAAGACACAAAGGTTTCTGATGGGAACCCTTATGTTCCAGGCCCAAAATCTGTTGTGGATCTGGAAGATGAGATGTACCGGTGGGTGGCTGGAAAAGAGGATTGGCATGACTCGGTTGTTTCAGGGTATAAAAATCGGATTGTCACAAAATATGAACTAGAAAGAGAGGAAAAAGAAGAGCGGGCTCGATTATTCCGTGAGAGGCTGCTGGTCCAAGATGAAAATGGTAAAAATACCGTACAGCCGTTGGTTGCTTATACTTCAGAGCAGTTGAGCGAGATCCTTAAAGATCGTGGTCCCGGACCCGCAGGAACTCGTTTTATTTCTGGTGGAGATGCAGTTCAGCGAGATTATCTCTATGAGAAGTACTTAGAGAGGGCTCCAGATCCTGGAAAATTGAAACCAGGGGAAGATGGGAGTCTCTCTGCGGATGGGGCGGGAGGAAATGTAGGTCTACAAGACCAAGTAGCCAACCGTCAGGTACTTTTTACCACCAAGTCTGAGGAAAAAGAGTAATGTCAGCACAAGATGTCCTTAGTATCAGGGTTGAAATGGATCAAGCAAAATTGATCAATGATTGGAAGATTCTTGGCAAGAAGATTGAAACAGATCTCTCAACCGCTTATGCCAAGGCCGCTGATGCACTTATTCCACTTAAGCACATGGATAAATTCAAGACTCAAATGAATGCCTTGATGGACAGAATGTCTCAGGCAAAGCGGGGAAATAATGAAGAAGAGTATCGCTTCCAAAAAAAATTACATGACACAGAATTAAAGCAGCTCAATAAAATTTCTAATCGGCGTATGAAAGCAGCGGAAGAGGTGGGTAGCATCTACAGTCAGGCCGTTGTGACATCTGCCAAGGCAGGGGAAGCTTTTGGGACTAGTATTAAAGATATCTTTACAGATCTTACTTCCAAAGATATTCCTTCAATGGCCCAGGCATTCAGTAAATTGGGAAGTGGAGCCCAAAAAGCAAAGATAGCATCCAAGGCTAATGAGGATGATTCAGGGTTAACCAAAGGGATCAAAAAATTGGGGGGTGTGGTTGGTAAGCTTGCTCCCGCTTTAATCGCTATTGGGGCTATTGCTGCTGGGTTTGCTGCAATTGCAGCGGTCCTTATTAGTGTGGACAACCAAGCCAAGCAGTGGAACAAAACTTTGTTGGAGAATGGGGCCGCAATTGGGGATCTTGCAGATGGCTATTATGATGTTTCAGATGCCTTGGATACTGTAAGAAAAGCTGCCGGGGATGTGAAAAATAACATGAAATGGGGTACAGTTGCTGAAGATCAGATTAAGCTTTTTGCATCTTATGCAGAAGCGGGTTTCACATTAAAAGAGATGAGAACTCAGATTCAAGGTGCCACTACAGATATGGAGGCATATCAAAAAGCTACCTCGGCGGCTTTGCTATATTCCAAGCTTCTTGGCGAATCTGCGGGGGATATGGCAAAGAGCATGGCCACATACATGGAAGAGTTGGGCCTGACACTTGATGGGGTAAAGAGTCGGTTTGGTGCTATTTATGATGCTGCTGTACAGTCTGGGTATGGAACCAAGAGATTCTTTGGGATGGTTTTGCAGGCAACTTCTGGGATGAGTCTTTACAATATCCGTCTTGAGGAGGCTGCTGGAATGCTTATGCAGTTGACCAAGATTTTGGGTAGCCAAGCAGCCCCGGATTTCTTCAAAAGTTTGACCAAGAGGTTTACTGAGGAGGGTTTCACAGCCCGTCTAAAGAGAATTGTGATGACAGGCCAACCTTTTGTACAGGAAATGGTTTCAATGAGTGCAGACGCAACAGCAAAAGATTTTGCACGAAAATTAGGGGAGGGCTTTAAAGGGTCTGAAACCGAGCTGGCCTCTGCACTAAATTCCGCGTTTAAGCGGGCGGGTGTGGAATTTGATGTGGAGCCTGGACAGATTTCCGCAGCTGGCGAGCGGGGGTCAATGGGGAAGGAGGCAAGGGCCGAAATAGGTCAAAAAATATTAAAGGCAATTCAAGCAGTAGATCTTACAAAGAGGGACATGCTTCTTGCAGATCTGCAAAAGACTCTTCCAGATGAAATGGGGAGACAGATGAGTCAACTGGTAGATGTTTCCAGAGGGTCTACAGGAAAGTTGACAGATTTAGCAGTAGCAATAAAAGGACTTGAACCTGGAGCAAAACTGGCAATGGAACTAAAAAGGGCAGCCACCTTATTAAAGGCTCCAGTTCATGAGTTGAAAGGCCTTGAGCCTGCGGCATTTGAAGCTCTAACAGGAATCAGCGGTGAACAGTTACATATTTTGCAGGAAGTGTCCAAAATATCTCATGGTCAATATGAGGTTTTGCAAGATGTTCAAAAAGAAGCCCAAAGAACCGGGGTAATGACAGAGGATGGTGTTAAATTAGCTGCAACTTATGGGGCAACAGTTGCAAAAATTGGAGACAAATGGGAAATTGTAGGGGCTTCTATAGTAGAGGGGGCTGTTGCAGTGGGGGATGAACAGATCAAGAGTTACGAGCAGTTCATGCTTGCTCAAGGAAACCGCTTTTCTGACGCTATAGAAACTCCCATGAGTAAACAGGAGGCAGCAGCTCTTCAAGTGGCCAGGAACACTACGGAAATGGCAAAGTATCTCCAAATCGGGGTGGAATACTTCCTGGATGGGATCTTCGGGTCCGTTCGGAGTATTCTTTCTTGGATGACTCCTGGGTTAGAGCCTGCTGAGCAAAAAATCCAACAACAAATGATAAGTTCTTTGGAGGATCAGAATCGACAGATCAATAACACCAAAGGGGAAATTTTGTCTCAAATTGGGGATCTAGAGAGGGAAAGGGACACCTCTCAAGGGGGAAAACGTCTAGAGGTTGAGAGTAAAATTGAGACCCTAAGAGCGACTATGGATAGAATGAATCTAATTATAGAGGCAAACACCAAGAGGCAAGAGATAGCTCAGCAACAAACCAAGTCTTTTGACGGACGCCAAGGGTTGGAAGCGGTAGTAAACAAGGAACTTCTTCCTGAGATATTACCCGCAGGGGTTACTAATGTAGCTAGAGACGGCAAGAGAACAACAACTACGAGTGCTCAAGCTATTAATGTGGAAAAAGCAATGGAGATTTTCCTGAAGACCCAAGGAGAGGCAGGCCAAGAGAAATTAGAAGAACTTGCTCAATCTGCTTTGGCCTCCTCCGGTATCCTGGCAAAGTTTCAGGAAGAGATGAAAATGCTTGCTAGTGTCTATCTTTCAGAGGAGGACTATCAAGCGGAAGCTGAAAAGATTCTTGCTAAAACTCTTGAGAGTGATGAAGCTAGAAATGTAGTTCAGGTGAGGCAAGCTGGTTACCTGAGAAATATATTGATTGATTATAGGAAAATCGCACGTACTTTGGATGAGCTTCCAAAGGAAACAGCTAAAGCTCTAGTAGATAAGGAGAGGGCTGAAAAAGCTAGAACTCTCTTAGAAGCTGCCGGTGTGGGGGGTACCTCAGAGCAATTAGATAAGATGGCTCAGGGAATGGCATTATCTGGAAATATTTCTGCACAATTAGTTCGTGCTTTGGGGAAATCCTCAGTCGCTCAAGAGTTTGGAGAAATGGGTGCTGAGTCTCTTGGTCCTTGGATGCGCCAAATTCGAGCCCTCGTTCCGGGAGAAAAGATGAATGACTTCATCCTTCGGTTTGGGGCTTCTGGGGTGGATGCCATGAGGATTGATTCTGGGGATGTCCTAACGGGCATGAAACCAGGGGGCGCTATTGACCAAAAAACCTCCCGTGGGTTGATTACAGCAACAGAAGGCGGCGCAGGGGCACAAGGGGGGGTTGCAAGAGGTGCAGGAGCAGGCCAAGTGACAAACATTTACCACATGTACAATGATGGTCCAGGGGTCTTGAGGAACATTGAGAAGGCACAGAAAGCCGGGGTGATTTCCTAAGATGACAAGGTCTAACCAAACCCCATTATTCGAATCTGCCTTCACATCTCCCGAGGATGAGTTCAATACCTCCTTGGGGGTACGTCCTGTTGTGTTTGATGTGTTGAGCCCAGACCAGGAAACCAGTGTCCTACCAGAGGGCATGAAAATGGTGCTCCATGCAAACCCAAAAACAATGTCGGTGACCTACACCAAGGTCATTGAAAGGACTCAGACAAAAGGAGGCTATGTTGAGCAGCACTGGGGCAAAGGAGTGGACACTATCGAGTTCAATATGGTCTCTGGGGGGTTCATGCGAGCCTTCAGCGGGCTTTCCAACATCACAGGAGGATTTGGTGCCTTCAATACAGGTGGAACCCGAAGAGAGACCATTGCCTATGATAAATATCTGGATCTTCTGGCCCTGTTTCACAACAATGGCTCTGTCTATGACCTGACAGGGAAGATTGTTTTCCAGGGGGTCATCCAGATTACATTTGATGGAGGTATTTACACCGGATGGTTCAACAACTTCACGGTAAATGAGGCAGCAGACAGACCCTATCTCTTTGAAATGACTACTTCATTCACGATAGAAAAAGAAATCCAAAGATTCAAGACAGAGCCCTATGCCAGGACAGGTATGGATTTTTTGAGCGGAGCAGTGTAAAATGGCCAAAGATTTTGCCAAAGAGCAGGAACTTGTAGAGGCGTCCGTCAGGAAGCCCCCACCACCGGATGCATTCCGAGGGTTGAGAATCAGTCCTGACATGTCCTTTGAGTATGAGGAGCAGGAGGGGACAGTTATCACGGCATCTGATGAGATGCTGAGGGTCCTTTCTCCCTTTGTCCTGCGGGTGGAGCCTCCTATCATTTATGGGAGGGATGGCGGCTTCCTGGCGGCTTCTACCAACAATGTCAATCTGAATGTCTTTGCAAAAGCTTCCCAAACTTTTTCCAGCTACACAGAAGCGAGGAAAGCAATTGCCCAATCTGGAATGGTCAGTCTGGATTCTTTGGCAGACAGTGTGGAAGAGTTTGTTGTCAAAAATAGCAGAAGCGGCTCCAACCGCAACATGGATGCAGTGGGGAGGCCCTTGAATAGCGATGGGTATGGAACAAGTCGTTTAGGGGAGCCTGCTATTGCAGACACATACTCAGCAATCGATATTGCTTGGCAGCTGAACACCATTTTGAAGACACCACCATTGACTTTGCTGATCAACCCCACAACCTTCAATAAGACCTTCACCAAAATCCAACAGTACCAGGATAGGACCCGGTATGGTTACGTGCATCATGCATGGGGTGAGGAACAAGTACGGATGCAGATTACTGCCAAGTGTGGAGCTTTCATGGCTGGGGGCAAGGGAGTTCAATATGCATCCAAAAGGGATTCAGCCTCTTGGCAAAACTTGATGGGTCTCTTTCACATTTACCAGAACAGCGGGTACATCTACAACACGGTTGACGGGTCCTATGCTAACCATGCTGTGGGATCTGTCTCCATCCATTATGACCAATGGGTTTATTATGGACACATGGAGAACCTGTCCTTTTCTTATGATGAGAGCACTCAGTTGGGCGGGATTGAATTTTCGATAGATTTCGTGGTCTCCGAGTCCTTTGACACTTCTCAGTCCAGTTTTGCTGTGCTCCCAATGAAATCCCCGAATCCTGGGCCAGAGGATTGGAGATATATGAATGACCCTCCAAATACGTGGTCTGGGTCTGACAAGAACTCCAGATGGGGGTTCAAATATTCTGGGGGCTGGGATAGTGCAACAAGAGGCCCGCTCCGTGGAAACTCTGATGGGACCCCCTTGTCAGGATCCAACCTTGGATCTTTTGGGGGAGTCAGAAACCCCTCTTCTCAAGGGGCTGGAAATCAGGAGGTTGGGGATGATGGTTTTCAGGATGGGGACACCCAATCTGTAGGGGGCAGAGCAGTTTCTCAATCTTTTTCAGGTGAAGCAAAGCCGTTTGGATTTTAACTCATGGGAATTGAAAATAGACCATATGTAGGATCTTGGAGGTTGGGGAGAGAACAACTTGTCCAGTACACCCCGGATGCATTGGTGTACCTCAATGGGGACATCTCTATCCCAGGATGCCCCAAGTGCAATGGCAAGATCAATATCCAACAATTCCTCACAGAGGTCACTGTGGATGCAGGGGTGGACCCTGGAGCAGCTTCCGCATCCTTCACCTTGTCTGTGCCTGTGCATTACAATGAAGCCTTTGCCAGGGATGCCAAATTCATCCTTCACCCAGGGTTAGAAGTCCAGGTGTATACCCGAGGTTATTTCCCTGTCAAGGGCCTCTACTCCAACACGGGGGACCCGGATTCCAATAGTTTTACAGATGAAACAGGGTTAGATTCCAGTCCTCAGAACCGTCTTGGAGATAGTTTGTTGGGGAATAATATCGAGGATGTTCTGTCCTATCCTTACTACCACACCTTCAGGGGAGTGGTAGTCCAGGTGGCCAACTCCTACAGCTCAGGGGTGCAATCAATTACTGTCCAGTGTCAGTCTTTGTTGCATTTTTGGTCTTACCAACCGGTATCCACAAATGCAGGTCTCTTCGGTGCAAGACCTTTGAACAGCCGGTTGAAGACCTCATTGGTGGGGCACAACTTTACCGGGATGCACCCTTACGAGATCATGTACACCCTCCACAGGGATTGGTCAGGAGCAGCCGGTGGAGTGGCTTTTGTCATGGGATCAGAGACCAACCAACAGGCAAGAAGCTCTGTGCTGGACGGGACTAGTCTCTATGACCTCTATACTGAATATTGGAGGCAAAGATTCCGGTCGAATGAGGTCAAACTTCGTTTACACGGAGCCACTGGGGCTCTGTTCAACACAGCACAAGCTGTTTTCCTAGGGAACACTTCCAGTAGGAGCCTAACCAAATTGTTGAGGGGCCGCTTTGGGCATACAAAGGGAGCTGAGCCAGAGGTGTTAAGAAGAGCACAGGTGGTTGGGTTGGCCAATCCTGATGTCTTAGAGTCTCTGAAGTTTGTAAGGGCTGCACGTCCACAAGGGAGTACAGATGATCCTCAGATGGATATCAATCTAGTTGAGATGCAGGCCTTTGTCACAAACATTCCTCAATTGGGTCAGGTGAATCTTTTTGAGTCCAGCTATGAATCCAAGATGAACATTGCCCAAAAAGTAGCTCAGGTCACAGGTTTTGAGTTCTATCAGGATGTAGATGGGGATCTGGTCTTCAAGCCTCCCTTCTACAACTTGGATACCTCAGAGTCCAGGGTTTATCGGATTGAAGATATTGATCTGATTTCCATCAATTTCAATGAGTCTGAGCCTGCCGCCATTTATGTGACCATTCAGGGTGGTGCTATCAAAAATATGCAGGGGCACGGGTTGGAGAATGAGTGGGGAGTGAGGGGGCAGTTCATTGATTACCGGCTGGTAGCCAAATATGGATGGAGAGGGGAAGATCTGGAGACCAACTATCTAGCAGACCGGAAGTCCATGTTTTTTGCTGCCATCAACAGGTTGGATGTGCTCAATGCTCCAATGAACAAGGCCACAATAACAATCCCGATCCGCCCAGAGATTCGTCCTGGGTATCCTGTCTACATTCCTTATTTGGATGCTTTCTATTACATCCAAGGTCTCTCCCATTCTTTCAACGTCGGCGGCTCTTGCACAACCAACTTGGATTTGGTGGGCAAGAGAGCCAAGTTTTATGCTCCAGGGGATCCAACTCGGGATGGGGTGGAAGCGATAGATCTAGGCAACCTGACAGCACCACAGAAACCTTTGAAAATCGTGGATGGGCTCGGGCAACCTCGATTGAGTGGGTTCCCCAATGTGGTTATGGCATTGGATCCTTCTCAGGTCAATCCTCTGTTCTTCATGGTGGGTTCAGGGTTGGATTTGATTGATAACCCTTATACTTTGCAGGGGATTCTGAGGATTGCAACAAGTGAAGAATTTAAGATCCTGGGTTTCCCCGAGGGAGGGCAGGATGGGCCTCTCTATACCATGACCATTGGGGATAATCTGAGAAAAGAATTGTACTTTGACTTTGGGTACTCGGGAAATGCTGAGAATGAAGCCATCCCTACGGGAGCTGTGAACCTGAGACGTGCTGCCATTAAATTTGCAGAAAAGCAGCAAGAGATCAATGAGAGTTTGGAAACTCGGCAGGAAAAAATCAAAGAAATCCGCGATAAGATTGCACAATTGCAGATTGAGCGCCGGGATCAGTCTCAGGATATGAATGACCCTCTAAAGGCACAAAGGGTAGAAGAAATTGATAGGGAGTTGGGTGGCTACCAAGGGGGTACCATCCCCAATAGTGCTCTCAGGGGGTTGAATAGAACTAGCGCCGCAGGGAAAAGAAGGATCGCCCTGTTGACAACAGGATTAGAGGGGGAACTGGGGAAAATGATTGCAGAGTACGAAAGTTCTCGGGCATCTTTCATGGATTATTTAGATCAGGAAACCCAGATTGGGATTGGGTTCCTCATTAGGATTGTGGAGCAAATTGGAGAAGCCTACGCTAGGTCTATCGGTCATGATGCCTACAAGGATTTCACTTCCACAGTCAACCTATTGGATTTGCTCTCCGAGTCCAAAGCTATTATGACCAATGGGAAGTTGCCCGGAAGCTATCGTTACTATTCGGCCAGCCATCCAATCCCAGATAACCAGGGGCAGCAAAAGCTTCACTTCAAACAGAATGTGGAAGGAGGCTCAACAGTATCTCTGACAGATGCTCCTTTGGAGAATGGGGGCGCTCCCATTGATGGGTATCTGGCGTCAAGTAGGATTGTAGCCCGAGAAGGGGGGATTAAGCCAGAGGCAGAACTGACCTCAAACCATCGCCCACAAAGAGGGATTGCAGTTTTAACTGGGACATCCACAGAGCCTGTGAAGGTCTTGGCTACCAATGAGATCAAGGAATTGACCTTTGCTGTTCATAATGCGGATCTCAGAAGAAGAGCTTCCAGTACCCGACGAAGGAATCAAGTGATTTCAGTCAAAAACTCTTTGCTCACGGTATGGCGGAAAGAGGTGAAGTTACTGGCAAAGAGGGCTTATTTGAGTGGCGATAATACCTTGTCAATTAATGGGGCCTTCCAGAGCTGGTATGTTGACATCTCCTCTAAGGTAGATGCAGCTGCTAGGTTGGCACGGGAGATGGCAAAAGAAGGGGATGCAGACTTTGGGCCTTTTGCAGTCCCTCTCCCTGATTTCCCAGACATTGCAGAACCTGAGAGCATTTCCATAAGAGGGAAGTTGCTCCCTGTGACCACAATCCCAGGGGACCTAAACCTCAAAGATCAGGGTGGGGACATCACTTACCCTTCATCCCCAAGTGACTCCACAGAAGTTTTTTGGAAGAGGGCTGCTCAGGATTATGGCTCTAAAGTTTTCCAGTCCTTCCTCACAGCAAAGAAAAGTTGGGAAGCCATCTGGCAGACTCAATTTGAGGGGAGAGTGAATTCATTATTCAACTCCGCTTTGATCTCGAAATTCAATTTGACTGCTCTGTCCCCAGAAAGGGAAAAACAGCAGGTTACTGCTCTGAACACAAAATCTATTCAGAGTCCTATTTTCCCAGTCTCTGATGCAAAGGGATATGAGGTGATTGGATCCTACCGGTACGGGCGCGGGATCAGCATCGAACCCAATGGGGTCTATGATGTCATAAGGGCTCAGGACCCTCTCTCTTTTGTAAATCGTGAGGATGTCGAGGCGGCACTTACTCAAATTGTTCAAGAAAATGGGATAGCTTCAGATTTAGAGGCAAGAATTATTAAGCAATTGCAGCAAAATATGACAGATAGCCAGATTCTTGATTATGGGATGGCAGTTCAAAAAGATGGTGAGCCGCTTTCTTTGGATCTGGGCTTGGCAAACTTCTTTGCCACCAAGAACAAGGAAGGGGTGATGAAAGTCCCGCTGGCAAATGCAGCCTACTCCCTGGCAGATATCAGTTTGCCGGGATCCAAGCATGTGTGTCAGTGCAAAGCAGCAGAAGCAGATGTGCTGTTAAGCAATGTAGGAGTAGCTAACTTTGTCCAGCTGGCCCTCCCAGAGGGTGTGGATGTAGAGAGCTTGGACAACATCACCAAGTGGCAGATCTCCGCCTCAACGTTCTCAGGGATAGACTGGGAGCAAAGCCAGAGAGCATTGAGGGGGGAAGGTGTGGACCGTGCTGGAGGGGCTCCTACTATCAACGCTGGGAGAAACCTCTTCACAGGGGAAGCTTTTGAGAATACCTTGAAACAAACTGAGCAGATCACGGAAGAGGTTGTGGCTACAGCTGAAGGGGTTCCAAGTCTCTTCACAGATTTAGCAGATGGCTTGATAGATTTTAATCCTTTGAATATAGAAGGGGGCGATGAATAAATGGCAGGGAAAGATGGTAAAAGACCGGCATAGGGGTATGAGTCAGTTTCATGGGCTAGTCTGATCAACTCTACTGCCAGGGCACAGAAGCAAGTCAAGGAATCAAGTCCAGACTCAAACTTTGCCCTAGGCATCTGCAAAGTCATGAACATTGACTATGAGGAGCATTATGTAACCCTCAGGACTGTCTCTGGGACATCACAATCCTTTGAGCGGGTGCCAGTCCCTATGGTATACCCGATGGCGGGCTCACGTCATTTTTTGGGTGGGCCTCCCATGAAGGGAGACCTTTGTATCGTGGGCTGGATGCAGTCAGAGTCCTCGGATAAAGGCGAGTACACAAAGATTCCCATCATCCTTGGTTGGGTACTCCCAGGTGTTTGGTTGGGGCGTGATTGGGTGACTGGGTCAGATTTTCCTCTTGATGAGTATGATTTTGATGCCCCCAAGGATCAGGCCATGGTGGAAGGGACTCATGATCGAATCCGACATAAGTTGCGTCACATGCAGCCGGGGAACATCATTGGGTGTTCTGCCCAAGGGTCTGATCTGGTTTTGGATGAGAGTGCTACTCTATCCAACAGGAGAGGGAACGAATTTATTCTGAGAGATCAGGATCAGGCCATTGTAGCCAGATCCCTCCAACAATTCCATGCAATGGCAGGAGCCCGGATTTATGCCGGGATGGTTCAAAGAGATGCTACCCTCCTTGCTCCCTACATGGTTTCTGATGGCAAGATTTGGGATGGAAATCGTCAGGCACTGTTAGGGGATCCAATCAATGAGACTGAGCTTCCTGGAGACCCTACTGCTCCAGAAGGTTTTTTGACCCCAGCTATGATGCTACGTAAGCAACCCCTGTCAGCAGAGAAGGGTTATTTGGGGAGGAGCACCATAGCTCCTGACCCTTATATTGATCCTTATGACTTCTTCCGTCGAGGGGGTTTCATTAATGAATCCGGCTATGTGGTAGATGAGAAACACATTGCTGATGGTTTGTATGGTGGAAAACCCATCTTCCGGGTAGCCAATCAGAAAAAGGGGAATGCTGTTCTGGATCCCCAGGCGGCCACTCTGACAGAGTGGCGGTTAGAAGTCGCCCATACTTCTGATGGAAGGTTGCCAGTCACAGAGCAAACAGACCAATTTGATGCAGACCGTCTCCCTGATGAGGATCCCTCGGTTCCCAAGATAGGGCAGGAAAAGGGCTCTTACATTGAAATGGTCATGGGAAGTGTGGTCGGGAATGACCCCTTTACAACAAGGGGGAGAGAACAATATGGGCTTCCCCTGAAGACAGTTATCTTTGAAGGGAATACTCCTGTCCCTCGAATTGAGGCGGCTTCAATCACAGAGGATGAAGAGGGTCTCTCTTCAACACCCTTGGGGGAGCAAGCTGCAACCCTTTTCCGTTTGTCTCCTCCTTTGCCAGGAAACCAACAGGACACATTCTGGTCTGTCAATAAGGCAGGGCAGTTCAAAGCTTCCATTGGAGGGGACCGTAGAGAGAACTCTGTAGAGGCATTCTTGGCAGGTGGTTTGAAGTTGGGGATTAAAGGTGGGTTTGAAGTCCTGATGGACGGGCATGTTGAGTTTGGGACTCTGGCCAAGAACAGTCTACATCTCACAGCCAGAGAAGGCCCGGTCAAGATTTATGGTGGTGGAACTGAGGGAGGCGGCTCAGCTGTAGCTGAGAGATTATCTGGTACAGGTGGTGGGGAAGGGGATTTACCCTCTGTAGATATTCAGGCAAGGACAAACGCTTGGCTCCAGGCTCAGAAAAAAGTATTTATCAAGGGAGCCACTATCGAAGAGGTTGCCTCTCAGGTGAAGATTACAGGTCAGGAGAGTGTCAGCATTGATGGGATTAAGCAGTTGTCCATGACTTCCGACAAGTGGATGACTACAGTTAATGGTCGGTGCCAGCAGAGCTTTGCAGGCCCCAAGGATCTGCTCCCAACAAATATGCCTCTCCATGAGAGGTCTTACACCTCGCTCTTCCCAGGGCTCATTGCCGAGAAGGTGACTTACAATCAAGGTGACCGGGAAGAGATGTTTGTATTTGGTAAGCACACTACCACGGTGTTGGTGGGTACTATGTCTTATGAGGTTGCTCTCGGCTCTTGGAAGGCGTCCGCAGTCGGGAACTCCGTGGAGTTGAGTGCTGGTGGTGTGTCAGCTACTGCTGTTTCAGGAACTGTTTCTTTGACTGCTGTGGCTGGATCTGCGACAATGTCGGGAATGTCAGGTGTAACTTTGGTTTCAAGTGGAGGAGTAGCCACTGTGAAGGGGGCTTCGGGGATGATTTTGAGTGCTCCTGTAGCGGGTCCTGATCAAGGTCCAATCTTATGCGCGGGTTCTTTAGAGCCCTTTACAAACCTTCCATTTGCCACGTGGGGACTGGGAGCGAAGAATCATTTGGTGACTCCATGACCTTAACCCCAGGCACCATCTATTCCATGATGGTAGCCAACAAAGCTTCAGGGGGCTTCTCTTTCGGAGGGGCAGCTTTTGAGCCTTTGAGCTTGGGGATTGCTAATGGTGTCACCAGTTGGGCAGTCAGCCAG